GCGATTCGGGTATTGTCCGGTTACAAATTTTCAATCCTTCCGAGGTGATTGAATGCCGTGTCGCTCCTGATTATTGGGACTCTATGGGTGCAGGAGCCGATTTAAAGAAGCTGATTGATAAAAAGTCCGAGTTCAAAATTCAGTTCACTGAGCGCTCGTTTGCTGGCGATGGTGGTAAGCATGTGAGTTTTTCTGGCTGGCATCTTCTCGGTATTCCAGCGTTAGAAAAAGCTGCGAGTTAACTTATATGACTCCAGATTTCATTGTTAATTATTACATTCTCCAGTCCGAATACGGGAAATTACTCCCTATCTGGGTTTGGGATAAATACATACTGCCTTATACAAAAGGCTAATCAATTTTACTTTTAAATGGGATGAAATATGAAATGCCTAACCTCCCAAGTCGCCGTTGAAGTTTCCACTATGCAGGAGTGCTTTGTTCAGGGTGGTCAGGCAATAGTAACGGCGGCTGATGTTCCAACGTTCAATACGGAGTTTTTTCTTTTAATACACGGCTTCATTATGTTGTCGTTTATCACTGGTCATTTCGGCGGCCGAATGGTTCGCTGGATGAATAAAATCTAAATAAGGAAATTTGTTATGCCAAAAGTTCAAGAAAAGAAAAGTGTAATTATCAACACAGTAAAAAAAGGCACATACTTTGTTGCTGCTTCTGTTGTTACCGCACCTGTATTTGCTGCGGGTGAAACTTCAGCTTCTATTACTGCGGCCATCGAAGCAGCCAAGGCAAATATGACCTTGGTGACGGTTGGTGTTCTAACCGTTGCAGCTATCGGTTTTGGTATTGGTCTAGTGACTTCTTTCTTGCGTAAATAATATGTTTGATGCCCTTAATACATTGCTGATTAATCCACTTTCATCAGAGTTGATTTTAGCTGTGGCGTCTTCAATGGCGTTTGTCTATGGCTTTGTGTCTGGGGTTAATACGCATTAGTTATTTGTTTGTTTACGGAGAACGATAAGGGTGGCAATTGCTGCCCTTTGTTTTATTTAGCGTAACTGAGGGAGTGGTTATGCGTTATTTATGTCTTGTGTTGTTATTGTTTAGTTTTAATTCTTTTTCTGCTGTTAATAGATTTAGGTCTGATGATGCACCGGGTTGTGCTGGAGCAACGAATAGGATTGTTGCGCAGTTAAAATATCTTGTTAAATATGCGGCGGGTTATAATCCACCGCGTTTTGTTGTTGTTGATGCTAATGAAGTTAAGGTCTCAATGGGTATGTGTCATGGTTATCTTGAGACTCACGAACAGGCAGCCTGCCCTGAAGACCAGCCTAATGAAACTGATCTTGGTTGTGCGCCTGATGATGAGCCTAATCCTGAACCGTGTTTAGGAGGGGGAACCCCTGTGAATGGTATTTGTCCTCCGATTGGTCCTGGAGATGATGACAACCCTCCCACAGGTGGCGGCGGTGATGACAACCCTAATCCTGAACCATGTTTAGGTGGGGGAACTCCTGTGAATGGTATTTGTCCTCCGATTGGTCCTGGAGATGATGACAATCCTCCCACAGGTGGTGGAAATGATGACAACCCTCCCACAGGTGGCGGTGGTGATGATAACCCTCCCACTGGCGGCGGTGGTGATGACAACCCTCCCACAGGTGGCGGTGGTGATGATAACCCTCCCACTGGCGGCGGTGGTGATGACAACCCTCCCACAGGTGGCGGTGGTGATGACAACCCTCCCACTGGCGGCGGTGGTTTCCCTGATTTTTGTCGTGACAATCCGGATATTTGCTTGTATCCGCCAGATGACCCTGCTTGCTATGACAACCCTGCATTGTGTGATGTTCCTGAGAATGAAGATCTTCTTGCAACTATCCGGCAGGTTACGGAGGCCGTTAAAGAGCAGCATTACAATACAAATACGGAGATTAAAACAAGCACGTTAAATACTGCTAACAATACCAATGACCTATTAACAGCAGCTAAGGCTAATCATGACCAATTAAACAAGATTGCATCTAACACATATTCAATAGCTAACAATACAAGTGACGCCAATGCTCTGTTGAAAAAGAACACTGCAAATATAGTGGGTGCAATCAAAGATATTAAGTCGAAAGATTATAAAGGTCAGTTCTCGGTGCTTAAGTCTAGGTTGGACAGTATTTTACAAGAGATGAGAAAAGGCTTTTGTGATAAAAATCCTGAGCATGTTTCTTGTATTACTGAACTAAAGGGAAATGCTTACTCTGAGGTGTTTGACTCTTCTGATTTTAATTCGCTGCATACGGATATTGAAAAAGTTAAAAAAGAAATAACAGCAAAGATTAATTCCTTCAAAGGGATTCTAGGAACGCCCCAGATATCCAGTGGCGGGAGAATAACTCCGGTAGAGTTTTCATTGAATCACCAGGGACAAAGTATTGCTGTGAAACAGGATGGCTTTAATCAGGTTGGGGAAATGTCAAAAGCAATAGTGATTGCCATTTGCTCTGTGCTGGCATTAATGATCGTAGTGAGGACGTAATGAAAAAACTTCTGATGTTGATTTTACTATTACCGTCATGCGCATATGCTTCTGACAGTGTTTTTGAAAGCATGCTGAGTGTTATTGTTGATTTTCCAGACTTCATTGAAAAGGCATTTGCATATTTTATTGAGTGGGCTGTTTATGTGAAATTTGTCCTTTATCTTCATTCGTTAGAGTTTTCTTTTGGGGTTGCTCAACATCTTGTTGCCAATCTTGGCTTAATGGACGCGGTTAACTCGGCCATGTCCATGCTATCTGCTGAGCAGCGAGCGATATTTGAAACGTATGGGGCGCGTGAAGGCTTGGTGATTATTATCAATGGATTAATGACTCGTTTTGTTATGAACTTTATGGGGATGTAATTATGGCAGTTGCTATTTATCACGGTGCGGCTGGTTCTTATAAATCAGCTTCTGCTGTTTGGTTTCAGATTTTGCCAGCATTGCGTGAAGGTCGATGTGTTGTTACCAATATTAAGGGAATGAAAACAATAGATGATATTGAAAAAGGACTTGGAGAGCGCTTCCCTACATCAGCAAAGATCATTCGTATATTAACTAACAATGATAATGGGATTAGGTTATGGCAGAACTTTTACTGCTGGGCTCCGCTTGGTGCATTGATTGTTATTGATGAGGCACAGGACATCTACAACAAAACAGCGGGCTTTGATGCGGTTAAAAACACGTACAAACCAATTATTGATTATGTTGATATGCTGCCCGATGGCTATCTGAATTTTTATGAACGGGTTTTTAGTGCATTTAAAGTTGATGAACCGTATGTTGATGATACGGGTTTTTCTTCGGTTGATGAAAATGGCCGCCCTAAGTTGCCGCGAAATTACAATGAATCGTTAATGCAGCATCGCCATTACAACTGGGACATTTACTATCTAACACCTGAGATAAAACAAATCGACGCCTCCGTTCGTGGGGTGTGTGAAATGGCATTCCATCATTCAAGTAAAGACAATACGTTTTTAACTAAGCGCCGTCCGCGCATTTGGGAACATTGCCCCAAGTCGTCAACAACAAAACCAACTAAAGATAGCCAGATGACCTATAGGAGAATTCCTTTAGCTGTCCACCTTATGTACTCCAGCACCTCGACGGGGAAAATTACCAAGGCTGGCCTAGGGAAAGGATTGCTTTCTATGTGGAAGTTTTGGTTGTTTCTTATTGTTATCGTTACTTGTCTTATCACGCTTATCTACACAATTTCAAACTACAAGGGATTAGCTTATGAAGCTGCTACTGATGATACAACATCGCCTGTTGAGGCTGTTCCGGTTTCTGAAGTTGCACATGATGATTCAACTCCTGATGAGGCTTATCACGCCATTTCTGAAGCTGTTGCGTACGGGATTAAAATTCCTCGCGTTGCGTCTGGGTATGTATCTAGTAGTGTTTCTGTGTCTGAATCTATCGTTAAAGTTGCTGATTTTCTTAATGCCAAGCTTTTAGGGTTGGATGGTGATTTTAATGAGGTGTATTTGAGTTCGGTTACTGTTATTCAGCAGGATGATTCAATTACGTATCGGTACCTATTGAACTCCCAAGACCGCTATTTGAGCAGTGATTTACTGACTGTCATGGGTTTCGAGTTTAAGTATGTTAATGAATGCTTGGCGTATGTTGGTCACTCTGGCCGTGGTCGATTTGTTGAATGTGATCATATGGCTAAGTCGTGGAAACCTGAGTTTGAAGATGAGCCGGCTATTGAGATAGAACAGCCTGAGCTCGTCCCGTTTAGTGGCTTGGCCAACAATATATAAGGAGATTTAGGCATGGCAATGAGTAGAAACAAGCAGTATGAGCAGCGCATGACAGATAAAGGACTTAAGAAGATCACGCTTTGGGTTCCCCAAGATAAAGAATCAGATATAAAGCAGGCGGTTTCTCTCATGGTTGAACATAACAATCTGACATTGAATTCGTTACGTGATGTTCAGTCTGGACGGTTTGTTTCTATGCACCGTCACCAGTGACACTAAAGCCCTCTGCGCGCATTATAGAGAATGTCATGATGTAGTTAAGCCGCTTGCTGCGTGGCACCTCCTCTAAATGTTCCGAGTATGGCGGATTATCCGCGCGGAGCTACCAACATGACTATCAGCACCATGAAAACATTCCTTCCTGCAAAGCCAGCTTTTGGGTTCAGAGCTCTCCTGCCTGTCGGTTCCTGCGGTGAAATCTGGTGCGCAGCGTCACCCCGTCTAGTAATACGGGGTGAAAGGTTTTTTGGTACTCCCTACCCTTTAGCGTGGTTCTGAACTCCCAATGTGTATCAAGGGAGTCGATTTTCATCATGTCCATCAGCATGCAAGGTAGTACAGCGAATACAGATTTATTTGTACCTCACCGCATAGATCAAAAGCGTCCTTCCTCTATATGGAGTTGACTAAAAGTCATGATGTAACATGCAATTAAGTTCATTGTTATAAACGGATATTTGTCATGGCTAAGTTTTTGAACACTAGTGCTACTAACTATTATCTTGAGGAGCTGATTAAAGGCGCATCGGAACGATTGATACTTATTAGCCCTTTTTTGAAGCTAAATGATCGTATTAAAGAATTGCTAGAAGATAAGGATCGTCTGAAAATTGATGTACGTATTGTCTATGGGAAGAGCGAGCTTCAACCTGAAGAGATCAATTGGCTCAAAGAGCTGACATTCGTTAGAACCAGTTTCTGTAAGAACCTTCATGCTAAGTGTTATCTCAATGAGGATTCATGCATTGTTACAAGCTTAAATCTGTATGAGTTTAGCCAGGTTAATAACAATGAGATGGGTATTTATGTCTCACGTAATGATGATTCTGAAATTTATAAAGATGCATACGATGAAGCTCAAAGGATCATACGAATTAGTGATGAGGTTCGTATCTCATTGGAGAAAGTAAATGATTCAACCGCTGCACCAGAAACCATACAACCAGATGATGCCGAACGTACTAAATTGACAACCTCTAAGCTGGCTAAAGGGCTTGGTCTAAAAACTAACGAGTTGCTAGATAGATTCGTTACTGTTGGTTATTTACAGCTTGTTGATGAAAGGCATTTCTTAACTGATGAAGGTAAGTCAGTTGGTGGTGAGTTCAAATACAGTAAGCGCTTTGGCCCTTACTTTCTTTGGCCTAAAGGTGTAATCGATAATACATAAGAAAATGGCAACTTATAGCAGTTTGAAGATGCTTTAAGCCTGAACCCTCCTACTCATTGTTACAGCTCATTTTTCTTGGTTGAGCTGTAGCAAACTTTCACGGCATAACTGCATGGTTTTCTTGTCATAACTGTGTAAAATGTCAGGCAGCATACGATATGAAGCTGAGTTGATAGTTTTACTATGCAAAATCAGCTATTTAACGTAATTGGTATTTTACGAATCTTACAATAGGCGGTGTTATGAAAGTTGGTTATTGGGTTTGTGCGGTTGGCTTCATTTCCGTTCTTGTTATTCCTAAGTTGGTTAATTCACAAAACGAGAATGTTGGAAAAGCATGTCAGTTTTTATCTGAAGTTGGTATCAATGATACAAATAATTGGAAAGAGTTGAATTACAAATTTGATGGTTATACTCATGGGTGTTTAAGTGGGTATAATGATATTGGCAATAATGTTGGCTTTAATGGTTTACCTAATAATATTGCTTATTATGTAAACGGAGTTAAGGATAAAGTAATTTTTTATAAGCTTGTGGTTAATATAAATAATCTCCAAGAATCTGATAAGGCTCTATCTGACTTGGTACAAAAGTCAGCTATACTTATGGAAAAAGCGACTAAATTGAAAATGCCTGCCGTAATTAAGGATAAGATTCTTAAAGGTGAATCTTCGGGTTTTGTCGTGGATGAGTATAAGATACAGACCATTAGAAAAAATTGGCCTAATGGTGGTTATGAAGTTCATTTTATTTTATCTTAATTTATTTTTCTCTGTCGATTAATACAGCGCTCTATAGCATTTGATACGTTGGGAGCTAGCCATTGAGTTTGCCTTTGATAATATCTTCAAAGCTTATATCAGGTGATACGGTCACTGTTTTCTTAGATGCCCCCTAATGCTATTATCCACTAAGGAGCCATTTTGTACGGAAAAAATGCCATATACAATAGCCTTATATGACTCACTAGAATTAAGCTATTGACTTGATTTCAAAATGGTATTATAAAAACGTACGAGAAGAGGCTGATATTCGATTTTGTAATTGATGCCATACATCTACGAAGCAAAAGGTTATAGCTCAATCTTTTGCGGGTGTGACAAAAAGAGTGTTGTGCTTTTCGCCATAAGGCTTAGAGCTCCTTTTTGAGATCAAGATGTAAGGTGGCCCTTCATGTATACCCCTCGTTTTTGTGTTAAAGCAACGCTACTAACAATAATCATATTAACCATTATTGACCCAAATGTTGCATTAGCCTTTATTGAAATGCTTGCACAGATTCTGTAGTTGCATTCACACTAGAGATCTAAACGGTACTCCCTGAAAACTAGTGTTTTCGAATATCTAACGCCCTCATTATAGAGGGCTATTTAGTATTTATTTTATTAGTCTAGCGACTTTAATAATGGTGCTTAGATTTTGCCTATCTGATTCGGCTCCAATCTCTATCAATGCATTGCCTGCAATGATTCGGTCTGGTGTTAATGACCATCTGTTCGGTGTAATCAGTAAGCCTTTCCTGATACTCCACCCCCTCCACTCGTCGGCTAATGGGTCGAGTTCAAGACCACAATACATCCGCATTAACCGTTTGCACTCTGGCGGTATTGATTTCCCTTTGTCCCACGCTGTGACAGTTCTCACACTCTTAAAACAAAGTTTAGCGGTATCTTCTATGCTTAATCCGCATCTGAAGAATCGGAAAATATAGTTTTCTGTAAGTTCATGTGAATTTCGCATCAAATCCTTCTTATCGCAAAGAAAGGATTCTAATTAATTGTTTTATAATTAGTTTTGAGTTTTAACATAAGCCAGCATAATGCGCACTGAGGGGTTAGGATTTAACATGCTTTGGGTCAGCGCCGATACCTTCGTCATTTCTCGTAAAAAAGTCCTTGGAAACAGTTAGTTAAACCGAAACATCGCGGTTTTTGCCCGCTTGGTTTGCGGCTAGATTGGTCCGCGCCGAAACGCGAGCTCGGTGTCGCTGGTGTCCGTGGCCTGTTTTCCATCGGTGCCAGCAATCATGCCCGCGTTATCCATCGGAAAAAACTTTTAACCGGATGAATTTTTTGCGAGGTACCTCATGCTGCACGAATCGTTTGTTAAGTTGTTCTGGCTTCACTTTGACTCCGTTCCCGAGGCCGCGGCGTGGTTCCACGTCAACCCGGTCACCGTCCGGCGCTGGCTGTCCGGCTGGATGGACGTCAACCCGATGGCCGAGAAGCTGCTGATCATCCGCGCCCGCGGCTACATGCCGGACGATACCCGCTGGACGGGCTTCCGTATCGACGAGGACTACGCGGTCATCGTGACGCCGACCGGACGCCGTTTCAGCCCCAAGGAATTAGATTCGTGGGCCGAGCGCGTCGACGAGTACCATGCGCTGAAACGGATGTACGAGCTGGACTATATCCCGGTGCGCTCCAATGTGGTGACGCCGCTGCCGTTCCGTGGCGGTCGCCGGGCCAAGGAAGTGCAAGGTGACACCGTCACCAAGGAAAAGAAGAAGGAATACCGGAAGATACGGGCCAAGCGGAACAAGTAAGCTCCCTAGCCTGCGGATATGAAAAAGCCCGCGGTTGCGGGCTTAACTGTTAATCAATTAACTCTTTTAAATAAGAAAGAACTAATTTCTCTCGTTTTGTTTGGAAATTACGGTAATTGTTATGGTTATATGTATCCCTATCCTCAGGAAGTAAGTTTGACCTCATTATTGCCGAAAACTTTTTAGAGTCTATTTCATTCTTGAAGTAGTCCTTAGGCTCTTTACTGCTTATTATTTTGTTTGATTTTGATGTTAAGAAACAGAAGTTTATTAATGAAAATATTTCTTCTTTCTTATAGTGCAATCTGGATAGAAAGGCATTTGGAAATACATGGTGATACTCGGCCCTATTATAAGATGAAAGAGCCTTATCTATATCAGTATGTTCGCTCGTGACTAAATCCATTGGGTTTCTTTGTGCCTGGAGAAGAAGAAATGCTCTCGTAAGTGGGTTTTTAATACTAAACTGAGTGTTAATTAAAGTGTTTTCTTTGATTAATAAACCTTCATTAGGTATGTTTTTATAAAGGTCGCCTTTAATGATCATCTTCATGATTGATATATCATGATCCATTTTTGATGTTGTTCTGCCACCTGTATACTTTTGGTTGAAAGAGCTTGCCCAAAACCATGATTTCATTGAGTCTAGTTGGTCTGGAGTTGGTTTCTTGCAAAAAAAGAAGAAATAGCTAAACCCTGCTATTGAGTGCTTAAATGGTAGGAATCGGACAGATTTGCAATTTAATGTTCCTGATAGGAAATCAACTGATTTTTTGATTGACTCAGTTATTAACTGCCAGTTTTCCTTGACTTCTTTATTATCTAAGCTAAGTATTTCAGATGTTGATGTAGAGTCTTTGATGATAGCTGACGTAATTTGCAAGATAGTCATATCATCAATTCGATCAAAGTTTTTTTGTTTTAATGAGCTTAAGAGATCTTTAATTTTATCTCTTAAATGAAATGACTCATCCCATGTCCAAGCTGTCATTAAGTCTAGTGGGCTTAATTTGGTTCCAGTGTTGTTTATTCGCTCAAAAATAACGCCCACTTCTGACTTGTTGCGTTTCTTTATTTCCACGATGGGGATTTCATAGTCTTGAAATCTACTTTGAAGTTCAGATAATTCATCAAAGATGTCATCACAATCAACATTATCTCTACACCACTTGTTGAATTTCTTTGCATTCAATAAGTTCCTCATATAGAAGAACCTTGATGGCTCTTTTTTATCTACATCATTCGTTGATACAAAGCACTTTTTCTGGATGTCATAATATATTTCAAAGACATTCTCATCAGGATTATATGTGTCATCTTTGTTTTCTGGTTCGGCACAATCCCAAAATACACCAAATATTGTAGAAATACGTTGTTGGCCATCAAGGCAATATTTAACAGGATAGTTATCAGGTTTGTTGGGTAAGTTGATTCCAGCAATATTACGGGATGTTTTTAAGCGATCTTCTTTGTCTGCTTCCCATAATAAAACACTCCCTATTGGATAGTTATAATTTATACTATCCAATAGTTCGATAACTTGGTTCTGCTTCCAGACGTAACCTCTTTGAAATTCGGGAAGCTTAATTTCACCGTCTTCAATTCTTGATATAAGTTTTTGAGATCGAACAGAGCCAGGTGTCAGTTCGGAAGTTTTTTCGTTGCTCATATATAAAAACCCATACATTAGTGTGGGCTATATAATACATGCGTTTTTTTAAGTTTACGATTCTATTTCTCTGATTTTTCAAGGAAATTTAAACGTTTATCGTGAGATTCCAATATTTTTTTTATCCAAGCAATATCCGTTTTCATCGCAATTCCAGTTCCAAAGGCCGAGAAAAAGCCAGTCGCCGCAGCGACCAGCACAGTTTGGTAGACATCCATTAGAGCCCCC